TCATTGAGTTTTACGTATTGATAACTTCCATAGTTATCTTCTACGGTCTGACCATATGCTTTTTCAGTTTCTGTTGTGGCGTATTTACCTCCAGATAATATATTTAATTGTACGACTATAAATTCATTTGCCCCTGGCGCTGCAGCAAGAGTTATTGTTTTACCGTTTGTAACTGTAAAAGCTGTAACCCACTCTGACCATGTTCCTGGTATAGCTGTAGAGCTTGTGTATATTTTAAAATTATTTAATCCATAATCAGGATCAGTAGGTAACCAACTTGCTGTGCTACCTAAATAAAGATCTGTATCAAAGCTTGTAATAAAAGATTGACCAGCCGTATTCCCTACGTCTCCTCTAAAACCTTGTGAGCCTTGAAAATACTGTTGTGCAGTTTCAGTTACTAATCCGTTGTTTGTAGGTTGTATAGCCATAATTTATTACATTCTTTCATTTTGTTCTTCCATAGCTATTTCTTGAGAAGCAGCTTGAATTATTTGAGGATCTTTTATTACAATTCCTGCATAAAGTAATATTTGCAATATTACATTTGTTTGTTCCACTGAATCTAGTTCAAAATTTATTGAAGTTGTAGGATCGTAAACATAATAACCAAGATTTGATGTAAAATTCCATACAACATCCGAGGGTTTTCTTACGTATGTAGCCTGTAAACTATTGTTTATGGTTTGTGGATAAATTGTAATTTTTCTATTTTCATATAAACAAACAGGGAAATAATCTGTAGGTTTGCTTATAGGAGACATATTTAATTGAGCCAGTTGATTTCTTTGAATTTGCTCAACTTCTCTATCGTCTCTGTATAGTACTGTACCTAATTTATAAAAATCATTAGGATATAGAGTTATATCTATTGTTTGGCCAGCTCCAATTGGATTGCCAGTAGAAACATCTGCGTTAAATATTCCGCCAGTTATATTCCAATTAGCTACAGGATACACTATATTGTCAAGAGTAACCACCACTGAAGATTGTTCTACTTGTGCTTGCGTTATCGTTGTTAAAGGATAAGCTGATTCTGTTTGTGACGTTGCAAATGTTTGAGTTCCGCTTGCTGTACCTGAAGAAGTTGGTACATCAAAAAAAGCTGGAAGAGTTCCAGCCGCGGGATTGTATGTACAAGTACCTATTGTTTTAAAAACATCTAATTGTTCTTGCACACTTTTATAACGATCGCCGTATTCGCTTTCGTTTTGAGGCACACGCATTTGTTGGTTTATTGTTTCAAAATAACCATCTAACACCTCTAGTTGAACTTGAGTTGCTAACTTATTAAACTCGTCAGGAGTTAAATAACCTCTTTGCTCCTTGTTTATTATTAATAAGACGGTTTTGTAAACCTGATCTACGTTTATTGCCATGTTAATTTTATTATGTTAATAATCAGGTGACCACGGAAGTGACCACCTGTTATTATAATTACCTGTTATTTTAGTTTTTTCTGGATAGACTTGTATATTTCTATACCTTCGTCTGTCTTTAAAAAAGCAGCAAATGCTGAATAAGGGTTTTCATCAAATGGAACAGTCATTAATTTTTTACCATTAGTTACCCATGTAATTGATCTTTGATCTTGTGACAAAGCTATAATATTAGCTTCAGTTGCCTTTATACCAAAATTCCTTAATGTAACATTTTCATCGGTTGCAAGTTCCACAAATAGAACTGGATTCTTTTTAGCAAACAAAAGTAAGTCTCTTTTAATTTCTTTAGAACTTAATTTGCTTACGCCTGATCCAACCTCTACTCTTAAAACTGCTTCAGCATGATCAATATCCATATCTCTAGCTGCATTTAATGCGTTTATTTCGTATTCTAATTCATCCAACTCTGTAATAGCAATTTTTTGAGGTTCTAATTCTTTAAACCTATGCGTTTTTAATGGATGATAAATAGATAAAAGCTTTTGCAAAGCTTGTTGTTCTTTTTTTACAGTTAAAACTCCATCTGTAAACATTATGTGACCCATTGTTGCTTCACCTTTTTGTTCGTCTACAAATACTGAAGATTGATTAGTTGCATACCTTAACTCTCTTTGAGTTCCTGTGCTTTCATCAAACCATAGTAATGGATGTTTTCTTGTATGCTTACTTGGTATTGTAAAAGTTAATGGAGAAGCATTTCCTGTTAAATAATAGTTTCTATTTTTGATTTCCCAACCATCTGGTTGAGTTATTTTTTGTTTTGACATAATATAATATAATTAAATAGTTAAAAAAATAAATACCCCCGCCATCAGACGGGGATAGTTATTAGTATTGAATCGTTAGATTCCTTTGAATAATACAAAGTTATTAGCAGCTTGAGTTACTAAACATCTTTCAGACAAGAAGTTAACTTCCATCGCATCTAAAGACGAAGTGAAAGCACCACCTACTGAACCAGTTAACCAAGACTTCATTCGTCTGTCATCAGCTTGTGAAGCTCTATAACGTACGTGTAAGAATGGTCTTCTAATGTTAGTACCTAAAATCTGATCATAAACAGTTGATGTACCAGCTGGTATTAAAACTCCTTCAATTGAAGCAGGTCCAACTTGTGCACCTCTTGTAGAAGCATCATTTAAATATTTCCAGTCTGTTTTGTAAAAGTCATAAGAACCTCTTCTAAATCCTGAGAAACCAAGATTTAAAGCCATTTCTTCAGAGTTTTCAAATAAACCGAAAGCAGTTCCTCCAGCAAATCCACCAGAGATTGATCCTAGCATATCATCAAAATCAAGATTAGAAGATCTATTTAAGAAAAGCATGTTTTCTTCGATAGCTCCTTGAGTATCTAAATTTTTAAGAATTGCATCAAATGAATCTAAACCAGCAGCAGCACTGAAACCAACTTGTACATTACCTCTTGCTTGAATAGCAGCAAAAAGTCCTTGTGTACCTCCACCTAGAAGTACGTTGGCAGCATTTCCTGCGGAAAGTTCACCTTCTACCATAGACATTTCTAAATAGTCTTCAAATCTAAGTCTTGTTTCAGACTCAGCTTTTAGGTACCATAAATAACCTCCAGTACCATCTTCAGTAGCAACTTCTACCCAACCGATCTGAGCAGTGTCAGAACCATTGATAGTATAAGTACTTCTAATTATGATTGGTTGATTAGAAAATTGTGTGAAAGCAGGAGTAACCGTAACCATAGGGTTGTTTACCGCATTATAAGCGTTAATACCAGCCCCTGCGTTACCAGTTGAAGTTCCTTTTTGGAAGTTTGATCCATAAACAAATATTTTTACTCCCGGTGCATTTAAAGCAACGTTAGCAATACCAGCAGCAGCTAAATTAGCAAAACCATAAGGCTCTACAATTAAAGCACCTAGAGTTGTGTCTGAAGAACTAACAAAACATTTTGCTTCGTTTCCAAAATTATCCATTACAACTATTGTTGAACCTGGAGATATTGAATTCAATACCTGAGGCTGAACACCAGCACCAGTTATTGGAATTGTTATTACACCGGCAACACCACCCGCACCAGCAACAGAACAACCGTTGTATGCAATGTGTAATCTATTTTGTTCTGACCAGATAACTTGATCAGATGTCATAGGCATTTCAGCGCCTACCATACGTAAAAAGCCTGATAACGTTCTGTTACCATATCTTTCTACTTCTTGTTCATACAATTCCGGTAGGTATTGTTGAGCAAAGTTATTATCAGCACCTCCTGTGGTACCGTCAAACGTCAAAAAATTGTTTTGAAGTAATTGTTGTGATTGAGAGGGTATAATACTCCCAAACTGTGGACTTAAAGCCATAATTTTTAATTTTTAATTAATTAGTTAAATTTCTTAGTTTTTATTCGTAATTTTGATGAATCTAATCCACTAATCGATTTTACTTTTAATCCGTTTATGAAAACATTTCCATCGGCAACTTGCCTAGGTTTGTCTGTCGAAGGATTCTTAGAACTTTCGATAACGTTTTTAACGCCATCTGCTTTTCCTTGTTCATAAAAGTGATGAGCAATTTTGTCAGCATTCATGGCAGCATACATTGCTTTGTGATAACCCGCTGGATCTACAATCTCACCTTTGTCATTAGAATATTTATTGACAAAGTTTTGTACATCTGCTTGTGTTTCACCAACTTTAACTGGATCTTTTATACCATATCTAAATTTCTTTTCTCCTACATTGAAATCAAAACCTTTGAATTCTTGAGAAAAAAGCTTTTTAGTGTTGTCTCTAAAATCTCCATGTAATTGTTGTGCGCTTTCTTGTTGTGCCTTGTAGTTGTCGTAAAAGCTCATAGCTTCTTGCTGTTCTTGAGTAACGCCCGGTCTCAACTTGATCTCGTCGTAATATTTACTTTTTGAACTTTCTAAGTGCTGTTTAGCTTTTGCAACTTCTTCTTTGTAAGCAAGTTTCTTTTTACGAATGTCCCTTGCTTCGTCTACATCTTCGTCAAAGTCAAAATTGTCTTCCATAAGGAAAGCAATTTCTTCTAAATCTAAATGCGGTTTTGTTTTTATATAGTACTCTTTTAGTAGTTGCCCACTGTTGAGTTTAGAGTAATCTTTATTAAGTGCTACGTAATCTTCTACACTTCCACCAGTTTCTTCCATAAATGAAACTAGTTTTTCAATGTTTTCAGGTAAAGGTTTTCCAAGAACTTTTTCATCTCTTTTAGCTTCTGCTATTTCTTGTTTAATTTCTTTAACCTCTGTTTTTTCTTCCTCGGTTACTTCTTGGATTGGGGAAACTTCTTCAACAGCCGCGACGGGCTCTGATACTTGTTTGTCCACTTCAACCAAATCTCCGGTTTGTTTTTCTTCAGGAATTTTTCCTGTTTCTCCGATTTGAATGGCATTGTCTTGTTCTTTAGGTATAGTTACTTTAATAACTTCAGGAACAATTTCTCCTGTAGCTTCTGGTTTAGTTAAATCCACTTTTATTGGATCGTTTCCACTAAGACTTCCTAAATTCTTAGGTACTCTTTTTTTTGACTTTAATTTAAAGTCACCTTCCTGCTTAACAGGTTCATTTGTTTTTGTTTCTTCTGACATGATAAAATATTATATAATTAATTATTATTGTTGCTGTTGACTCAAAAATGAATCTACATCAAATCCTCCAGCGTTAATACCAGTGTTTTCAAAATCTACTGGGCCAGAATCGTTTTGTCGTTGACTAATCAACTGACTTTGTTGAGTTCCTTGTAATTTAACTCTTTGATCTTTACGATCTTCTATATCTTTTTCTTTACCGCCTTCTGCCCCTACTTTAACTTGAGCTAATTGCATGTTATATTCAAACTCTTGAGCTAGTAATTGAGCTTTTATTTGCATTTCAGTTTGCATTCTTTGGATTTCAAACTGAGATTTAGCTTGTTCTACTTGTACTTTTTGCTCTGTTAAAGCTTGTTGTTTTTGCACTTCTGCTAATGCTGTTTTTTCAGCAGTTTGTGATTGAGCTTGTGCTTGAGATTGAATCATTAATTGTTGCTGCTGTTGATCTTTCTCTTGTTTCTTTTTTCTTTTTTGTTTTAGTAGTTGATTAGCTAGTTTAAGGTTTTTAATTTGTCTTATATCTATAGCATCTTCTAGATCAATACCTTGAGACTGTAAAGCTATTTGTATATTTTGTTCAAGTATTTGTTTTTCTTCATCATCTGGTTCAAGTTCTAAAAATATCCCAAAGTCATGAAGATTTAAATTC